GATTATCTGAAGCAGTTGTAGATGATAATTCTAGCTTTGCTTATGCTTTAGGTTATTCTATGCAAAGAAGAATGTTACCTGAATATAGAGCAATACCTGAGCATTGGAAAGAAATTGCAACCGCGGTTGCAATAAAAGATTTTAAGTTACAAGAAAGAATTCAATGGGGTGGATTTGGAGTTCTTCCTACTGTGCAAGCAGCTAGGACAGTTGCGGGTACGCCGATAGATAGTGCGTCACCTACTTACCCAGAACTTGGATTCCCGCCTGATCAAGAAGCTACTTACGCCGTTGCCACTAAGGGTGGAATGGTAACAGTAACTAGAAGATCAATTATAGATGATGATTTAAAGGTGCTTTCAGGCATTCCTAAAAGAGTTGGTAAAGCTGCTGGATATACATTAAATCAATTCGTATTTGATTTAATGATAGGTTACGGCGCTTCTGGTATAAATACTGCAACTATTTATGATAGTGCAGTTCTTTATATTGCCGCTCATAAGAATTACAGAACAGGTGCATTAGGGTTTGATAACCTTCAAGATTTATTAAATGATATGTGGTATCAGTGTGAATTAGGATATAAGACTGACGTTGCAACACAATTAGAAGCTGCTGCTACAGAATTAGATGTTACTGGTGGAACTGGCCAGTATTTCAAAGCTGGAGATTACGCATGGATAGACGGAGAAATTGTTCGTATAGATTCAGTATCTACGGATGCATTGACTATTGCAAGAGGTATGTTTGGAACAACTGATGCTCAGCACGTAGTTGCAATTGATGTTCGTAAGGTTACTCAGTTCTTAGCATTAGAGAAACCAACTCTTTGGGTCCCTCGTTCCTTGAATGGTACAGCTTTATCACTACAGAATTCTGATAAGAATCCTGAAACTGCTGAAGGTGGAATCAATACTCTAAAGGGTCAGTTTGAAACAAAGCAAAGTCCGTTCTTACGCGGTGATGAAAATAATTATTACTTAACAGCAAAAAAGAGTGACGTAGAAGGTATTGAAGTAGGATTTTTGAACGGGAAAGAAGAACCAGAGATTTTAGTTCAAGATCAACCTACTGCCGGTAATGTGTTTGTCTATGATACAATTAGATATAAAGTTCGCCATGAATACGGTGGAGCAGTTGTAGACTTTAGAGCATTCGCTGGTGCAATTGTATCGTAAAAATTAATCTGAATTAACGGCAATGGCCGAGGGGGGAATCCCCTCGGCACAGCTGTTAGGTTGTAAAATGCCTAATGTTAAGGAGGTCTGAATGAAGTTTACAAGATATAAATACGGAGTAGCAAACGAAAGAGGTACCGCCCTCACAAAAGCGACAAGTTATACGATACTCGAAAATGATATTTTAAGAGGCGGTCAGTTTTTTAAGATAAATGGCGCCTACACCTTAACACTACCAGTCGCAAGTTCAAATTTAAAAGGTGTTAGCGTTTACGTTACTGGAAATAATGGATCCGCTAAAGTTGCTGTTGTCGCTGGTTTTGGTGGTGGCGGAGCAAGTTACGATACAGTAACAGTTGGTTCTTATAATATGGTAGAATTTTGGTGTGATGGTTCTTATTGGTATGCTTTGTCTGACGCTGTTGGCGCTAGCTAATAAGGAGGTTTCACAATGGGAAAGGGAAAACCTACCAGATATAAATATAGTGTTGCAAACCGTAGAGGAACAGCATTAAGTAAAGCCGCTGATTACTCTCTCACCGAGAGCGATGTCCGAAGATATGGATATTCATTTATAAAATTATCTGTTACGGCCACATTAACTTTGCCTGTTGCCGCTGATGTATATAAAGGTGTAAGCCTTTTAGTTACGTCAAGTGGGCAATGTAATGTTTATGTTGCTGCTGGTTTTAATGGTGGTGGAGCTAGCTATGATACTGTTAATATAGGGTTATATGAATCTGCTGAGTTTTGGTGTGATGGCAGTTATTGGTATGCTTTAAATATAACAGTTAAAGGAAATGGCTCAAGTAGCTCAAGTTCATCTAGTTCTTCTAGCAGTTCTAGTTTATCAAGCAGTTCAGAAAGTTCATCAAGTTCATCAAGCAGTTCTTCAAGTAGCTCAAGTTCTTCGAGCAGTTCTAGTTCATCAAGTTCGTCTAGCAGTTCATACAGCTCAAGCTCAAGCTCTTCAAGCAGTTCAAGCTCATCTAGTAGCTCAAGCTCATCTAGCAGTTCAAGTTCATCTAGCAGCTCAAGTTCTCTAAATCAAAATTGGTTTGGAGTTACAAGTGCTGATCTTGATTCAGATTGTGGCGATGATGGTGGAGCAACTACTATTGAAGCAGCTCTTAACGGAACAGGCGTTTGGAAACATTCTGCTGATGAAACACATTGGTTCATAATTAATTTAGCTCAAAGTCGCTGGGTAAGTAAAGTTAGAGGAAGAAGTGGCGGAGATTTGAGTTGGGATCCAACTAATGTAAACATCTATGTAAGTGACTCTAAGATAGTTTGGGGCGGAGCAGTCAAATCAGGGATTACAACATGGCAAGATACTGGTATCTGGCAAGAATTTGATTTAACAACACAGAAGTATGGACGCTATGTGAAAGTAGAGATAACTACAACTGAGCATGCAAGTAAATACTTAGAGTTTGGAGGACCAGCTGGGAATTTCTTCAAAATCTTTGATCTATACGTTCAAGGAGATATGTCAAGTTCATCAAGTTCGTCAAGTTCTAGTAGCTCAAGTTCAAGTTCAAACTCAAGTTCAAGTAGTTCAAGTTCAAGTAGCTCAAGTAGCTCTAGTTCGAGTACAAGCACGTAAGGATAGTCTCCCGGCAGAGTTAATTCTCTGCCGGGATTACCCAAAAGGAGATAGATAATGGGAGTGCCCGCTTACAAATGTCCGTTTAAAAATAACGCTGGAGCTGGAATAGTTTGTGAGAATGTAGCTTGCGGAGCATATAATCTAAAAGAAGAAGACTGCAATATCATCATGTACTTTAGAAAAAGAGTAAAGTTGGGTGGCTCAAAAGATGTTAAGGAATCTTCTGGAGATCAGACACAGCACTCATCTAGCTCTAGTTCTAGTTCAAGTTCAAGCAGTTCTAGCTCAAGCTCAAGTAGCTCTAGTTCTTCTAGCTCAAGCTCGTCAAGCTCAAGTTCTTCATCTAGTTCTAGTAGTTCTGAATCTTCATAGGAGTAGATTATGAGTTATACTAGAGAAGATTATTTAGCGAGATTGAATACTGCCTTACAGGATGACGCTGAACAATTGTCGCCTGATGATAGATATAGAATTTTGTCTCAAGCTGTAATTATCTTCTCTAAAACTAAACCATACACTAAAATAAAAGAACAAGACGGCGATGGCAGTGCTTATGATTTTGCTTTACCAGATGATTGGATAGATGATTATTCTTACATTGTAGGAAAGATTGAATATCCCGCTGATGATTTTCAAAATCCTTCATACGTAGAAGATAATAACTGGAAATATTTTAAGAAACTTGTTGCTACTGTAGTAACAACTTATCTTAGAATACTTAGCTTTATCCCCGCTACTGGGAAAAAAATAAGATATGAATATGCTTTACCTCATGAGTTTAGTGAGGCGACTTGCACTATAAAAGATAATGATATAGAGGCAGTTATAAATTTAGCTGCCGCTCTTTGTTTCTGGGCTCTCGCGGCAAAATTTGCACAAAGCACAGATTCGACAATCGAAGCTGACGTTATTGACTATCAGCGAAAATCTGATCTTTATGCCTCATTGGCTAAAGAAAAGATAGCAACTTATAATTCATTAATGGGCTTAGGTGAAGAATCTAAGGGAACTGGTGCTGCTTCAGCTGGCATTTCTGTGAAGGATCTCGATTTTGAGTATTCATGGAAAAGTGATATGCTGACGCATCCATCAAGATTTCGCTAATACCCCAGGCAAAGAGTAAAAAGGAGAAGGCGGAGATAGAAGACAAGTTTTGAATACCTGAATTCTATCCTTCCGCTTTAAGAATAAATGTCTTTAGCTTTAATTCGAACACAAATAAAAACTAACCTAGAAGCTATTTCTGGAGTAGAACACGTTTATGATTATAAACGCTACTGTAGTGATTTAGCTGCATATAGAGATTTGTTTGTTAAAGATTCAAAAGTAAACACTTGGGATATAGAAAGAAAATCTTTTGAGAGAGTTGGCCATGGGGGTAATGGTGATGTCCAGGATGTAAGAAATGTTTTTAATATACGAGGGTTCTATTCTTTTTATGATGAAAGAGAAACAGAAAAAACATTCCAAGACCTCGTTGAAACAATATGTGCCAGTTTTATTAGTAATCCGACATTGAATGGAAAAGCAGAAATAGTTCATATACCTATCATTGGAGAATTCTCAACGGCTTTCCTAGGTTCAGTTATGTGTCATGTCGTTAATATAGAGATTATTATTACAGATAGGATAATTTAAAGGAGGTTTGTAAAAAAATGAGCAAAATAACACGCATTGCGCAATTAGCCGGGAAAGTTGAAACTATATCTGGTAACGCAGAAGCTTTAGCAGCCGCACAAGCTACAATCTTAGCTTATGATCCAGTAATGGATATTGAGCCTGAACAGTTCAAAAGAAACCCAGTAATAAAAACTATGTCTAGATTTCCTTCGGTTCCTGGGGCCAGGAAGATGTCACTAGGTTTTAAAGCAGAACTTATGGGACCTGTCTCAGGTTCAAAAGGAACTACATTGCCGATAACACCTTTCTTAAGAGCTTGCGGATTATCAGAAGCTCTCTCAGCTGGAGTGTCTAATATTTACGTTCCTATATCTAGTAGCTTTGTTACCGCCTCATACGCTCTTTATGAAGATGGTTTTAGAAAACTTATGTGTGGTTGTGCCGGTAATGTTAAATTCCAATTCAAAGTAGGTGAGCCGGTATTTTGTGAATTTGCTATGCAAGGAAAATATTCTTCTCATAGTGATACAGCGTTGTTGACTCCTACGTACCCAGTCCAAGTTCCATTTATTTTTATGGGCGCAACGGTTACTATCGATAGCGATTCGTTGGTATTAGATGCTTGTGAAATTGATTTACAGAATGAAGTAGTTATATCTCCTCGGCCACAAGATGCTTCTGGTATTGATTACGCAAAGATAACTGGTAGAAATCCAATAATGACTTTTGATCCAGAAATGGTTGCACTTACTGATCATGATTTTTATGCAAAGATATTGTCTAGTGCAACTATGGCGGTTATTATAACGATGAATGATTCGAATGGTAACAATCTTTACTTCTCACTTCCAGCTGTAAGATACACTGAAGTAAAGTCAGGAGACAGAGAAGGGATAAGAGTAGTGAATGCAACTTGTGAAATCTGTAAAAATAGTGACGGCGGAAATGATGAGATAAGTATAACTATGGGAACATCGTCTAGCTCTTCGAGCTCTAGTTCAAGTTCTAGTTCTTCTAGTTCAAGTTCTAGCTCAAGTTCTAGCACTTCTACATAAGTAGAGAAGGAGCTGAATTGAAAAGTAGTTTCGGTTGTAAAATAGAAGCTAAATTAAGCATTCCTGATTTCAAGAATGCTAGCATAGTATTAAGTCAAATAGCTAATAAAGTAGCAACCGAATCTAAGAAGAATATTCGCACTCAGACTAATGTTGATGATAATTCGGCATTCAAGAGATTATCAGTTAAGACTATCAAAGATAAAACAAGAGAAAATGCACCTTATCCTCATAGAGCATTATATAGAAAAGGGGTTATGTATAATGCGGTGCGTGTTTCTAAAATAGCTGATAACATTTTTACTGTAGGAATACTTCCTCGAGGAAAACCTAATAGAGAAATGGTTGCGATAATCCATCACGAAGAGACCGCGATAAAAAGAAGATTTTTAGGTATATCTTCACAAACCTTTAAATGGGCTAAAGCTAGAATGGATAGATGGTTTAAAACAAAAAGGTTAAATTCAGTTAAAAAAACATATAGTTATAACTATTAAAAAAAGGAGGTTTATGATTGATCCAATCGGTGTAGGAATGGTGAAAGAATACATATTAGAAAAAGATATAAAGAACCCAACAATATGGTTGATAGGTCCTTTAGACTCTATTATGAAATCAAAGTTTCTTGCTAGCTTTGGTAAAATAAAAATTGAAGATGGCAAACCAGTTTATGTCCAAGGCGAAAATGATTATACTCAAAATAATTTTACTCTCATAAAATATGGATTAAAAGGGTTTAAGAATTTTAAGCTTATGGATATAGAAGTTAAATTTGCTACTAAGAAAGAAAAGGTCTTTAACGTCGAAATTGAAGTTGTTACTGATGAAGTAATAAAAATGATCCCTCTATATGCTATAAACGAATTAGCTTCAGAAATCTGGGGAGAAAATCAGGTAGGTGAAGAACTAGAAAAAAACTAATATTGGCGGTTGAGGTATCAAGCTTAGGCCTCAATTGCCACGACTGTAATGAACACCAAAAGAAATTTCGCGGTTGTAATGATTTACCGATTCAACCATATTTGATTGATGGAAAACCAGCGAAAAGATGTATAGCAAAGCTTTTACCGCCGGAGATAAAGATATACATAAGGTATTATCAAGCTTACAAAAAAGGATTCCTACCTTTTCCTGGAAGTCTTTCGCAGCAACCGGCAAAGTTATTAGATATATTTGATATCTTAGAATCAGCAGAAATTAAAGCGATGGAGAATAAATACAAGGTGTAATATGGCTGGAAAACAAGAATTTAAAGTTGTTTTGAGTTTTGAGGATCTAGCTACCGGTAAGCTGAAGAGGGCTAGTAATGAACAGATAAACTCTATGAAAAAAGTAGGAGTCCAGATCAAGAAGACTGGTACTGGAGCTCAAAAAGATTTAAAAAAGATGACACATGGCCATGATGAGGCTGGACGGCATGCAAGAACTCATGGCTACATGATTACTGAGCTTCAAGGGAAAATAGGCGCTTTACGGAATATAATGCTATTATACTTCTTTGCTATGCGGCCGATTATGAAGTTATACAAAGAAACTACTGAAGCTGCTATAGCTCAAGAAAATGCTGAGATGAAATTAGCGGCCGCATTTGCCGCTACAGGTAAAGGTTCAATTGCTGGAAAAAAAGCTATAATTGAATACTCTGATAAATTGCAAGATTTAACTGGTTTTAGCAATGATCAAATTATTGCTTCAGCTGCACTTTTAGCTAATTATAAATTATCTGAATCTCAAGTAAAAAAAGTTCTTCCAGTAATGCTTGATATGACTGCAGCGTTAAAAGCTAGTGGAAGTGCTAGTGTTAATACGGAAGCAATAGCCAAACGATTAGGTCTTGCTTTTACTGGGCAAGCTAGTTATTTGAAACGATATGGGATTACAATTGATGAAACAACTGCTAAATATGGTTCTTTTGATGAGATATTAAAAGCTATTGAATCTTCGGTTAAAGGTACAGCTGAGGCAATGGCTCAAACTTTTGAAGGGCAAAGAACTGTATTAAGCCAAACAACCGCAGATTATAAAAAACAATTTGGTTATATAATAACTAAAGCGCCACTTGTTAGAGCATCATTGATGATGGTAGGAGCTGTAATTAAAAAAAATACTAAAGATATGGAGGCAAGTCGTAAAGCGACAGATAACTTTGCTTTAACTTGGGATAGAATTGCTGCTGCGGTTATAGGTGTCACTGTATCAATTAGATTATTCTGGAGATACTTTCTTCAAGGTGCACGTGCACTAACTGTTGTTATTCTAACTGTAATAGGATGGATTACAGATTTAGGAAAGGCAATAAACAAATTATTCCCAAAAGATGTAAAAGATGAAATAAAAGGTTTGAAAGAGGGATTAATAGCGTTAGTTCCTGGTAGCAAAAAAGTTATTGATGGTTTCATAGCTATGGGTGATTCAATAAATCAATTTGGAGAAGATAGTAAAGGTGCCGCTCAACTTATAGTAGATGAAATTGATAAGGCAAGCAAAGATGTAAAACATCCTATTGACGATATGATAAATATGTATGCGGAGCTAACTGGTATAGCAAGTGAAACCGCTAAAAAAATGGCTGCTGAAATTAAAGGATTATTTGAAAATGCTAACACTGATATGAAACCAGCATTTGACGGTATGTTAGAATTCATGACATCTTTCGCAACTAAGATGTCTAGCTCTATGTCTGATGGTTTTTTCAAAGTTATGAAAGGTGATTTTGAAGGGTTAAAAGACACAGTAGTCTCTTTTGGTAATACAATGTTAAAAACTATTACAGATATCATTGCTAAATTAATATTAATGAAAATATGGAAAAGTGCCGCTGGCTTTTTAGGGTTTGCACCGATAGCTAGCCATACCGGCGGGTATATAATGTCTGGAGAAGATAGTTTTGGTGCTGGTATTCGTAAAAAGTTTCATAATGGTGGTGAGGTCCAGGCAACATTACTTGAAGGTGAA